TCTTCAAGGATGTGCCATGAATCCCGTGGGCGTGAAGGCCTGGGCAGTCGGCTTGCTGGTGGCCGTGCTGCTGGCATTCGTTGCAGCTTGGAAAGTCCAGGACTGGCGTTATGGGAAGCAGTTGGCGGAGCAGGCCGGCCTGCACAAGGATGACCTCACCGCCATCAGCAACGCAGCCGCCACCCAGGCCCGAGCCGAGCAGGACAAACGCCTCGCGCTCGAGCAGCGGCTATCAGCCAGCGAACAAACCCACTTCAAGGAACTGAGCGATGCTCAAACCAATCAGGCTCGTCTGCGCGATCGCCTTGCCACTTCTGATTTGCGGCTGTCAGTCCTCCTCGAGGATCCAGCCAGTTGCAGCGCAGTGCCTGCCACTGCCGGCGCCGTCGGCGTGGTTCATGGAGGAGCAAGAGCCCAACTTGACCCAGCGCATGCTCAAAGAATTGTCGCCATCACCGACGACGGCGACCGGGGGCTGATCGCGCTGAAGGCATGCCAGAATTATGTGCTTGAAAATTCTCGCTGAAAAAGTTCGGCGCAAGCACATTTAGGACGAACAGTTGGCTGTTTGGCCATCCAGTACCGAATTCAGTAGTTGGCTCAGGGCTAAAACCGTGTCTGATCAGCAATTGATTGCCGTGGAATATGTCAAGCTTGTGTGCGAGAGACTAGCAAGCCTGAAGCAGTTGGGAGTGACGACCGGAGAACTGCCAGTGGACCAGCTATGTATGTGCGTTAATCTCTTAGAGCCTCTCGCAGTTCAGATCTTATGGTGATTTCTGTTGGTTTTTTCTGCAATGTCTTCAGACGTCTACTATTTTATTGCTAGAGCGGGTTGATATTTTCTTTAGTCCTTCATCTAGTTTCTTTTCCAATAATTGTCTTCTTTCGAAATCGTGAGTTTTCATTATGGTGCTGTCTAGTTTTTGAAATTGATCTAACTCTTTTTCGTTGCCAGTGAAGGCGATTTTATGGCCCTTGAAATAGTTTCCTACATAAGTGGTATAACCCTGGACTCTACAATTGTGAAACATTAATATTTTCATCTCTTCGCTGAATCTCTTTGCGAAGGATTTACTTTCCGCTGATATTCCCAAGCCAGAATAGCAGCCATATATTTTAATTTTTCCGGCGTAACTAGTTTTTAATCCTGCCTCTTTCAGAAAGTCGGCTAATTCCTTTGCGGTTATTCTGCTGTCGTTGTCGATAGATGAGATCGAATCTTCTCCAATGGAGCAGTGACCCAGAATGTATATTGTATCAAAGGACGAAGCTGCTGAGCTTATAGTAGATTCAGCTTTTGTACGGATTCTTTGGTTTGTAGACTTGATGTCTGATCCATTGATGAAGCGATAGTCTGTGTAGTGGTTTTTTATTGAATTAATTCGCTCGCTCGAATCCATTTTGACTTTTTTGATATTTTGCTCGGTGATTTGGTTGTGTAATTGTCTTTTTTTGTGTTTTAAGGATGGTTCGTCGTCGGAGTCTGAGTCAGCAGGTTCTTTTTCTTCTATTTGTATCTCCTTTCGTATTTCTTCATATAGGATTTTTCTTTTTGCGGTGCGTGCGTTATTCCAGTTTTTTTTGGTGTCGGAAAATTGAGTGTCTTCTTCTGTTTCGAAAGGATGTATAACGATAATATTCCTATTCATTGTGGCTCTTCCATGTGGTTGTATGCCTGATAAATTTTAGAATATGACATGAGGGTCACAAAGCTTTCTGTATACGCTATCTCTCAACCCTGTATGGGAAGTCTAGGCGATGGATTGAGTTATGAGCTCGTTCTGTTTGCCTCGCCGACATCGCGCACTTCATTCGGATACTGGCCGATGGCGGCAGAGTGGCTTGGCGCTTGCTCCATTTGCCTAATCAGGTAAGGCTGTTTGTTGGTCCGTCCTCGTCAACCCACTCAAACCGTATTTCGGTCGCCGATTATCGCCTGGTGCGGCCAGTTCGCGCGGAAGAGTGGGCCGTGGGTGACCTTCTCTACTCTGGCATCATCGGTGCTTCCCGATCTTTTGCCCTGTACGACTTCCAGCCGCAGCGTACTAGTTCGGCGTACAAATCGTCGCCCTCCTGGTGGAAGAGGGCGAGCAGTTGCGAAGGCGCTGCACTGTACCGCTCCGGGGGCGCCAGGGTATCGACAAAGGTCCCGGACCACATGACCGACCCAGCCACGAAGTCGTGGATGCCGGTTATTGCGAGAGACGTCCGCACATAAGTTCTCCGGGGCTGGTCAGGATCGATTCTTCCCTGTTCGCATATCCGGAAGGCGATCACCCTCAAAGACCTTAAGCCGCTTGTATAATTCAGCTATTAGGGCGTCCTGGCCCAAGAGTTCCGACCGAGTGCTGTTCGCGAGTTTCGTATTTTCCCGGTACTGATCGCTCAGGTTCCGTCTGATTTTTGCCAGCTCAGCCCGAAGTCGGGCGCACTCTTTAGCCTCGGCTGCATGCATTTCTATCAAGCCGAAAATATCCTGGCGAGCCTTGCGAAGCTGGGTGGTCAGCTCCTGCACTTCGTTCTCCAGCATGAGGCAGGAGTGCCTGTACATCTCCAGAGGAGTAGGGCAGCCCAACCAATCGTCGGTGTCTTCTATGTCTAGCGGATCCACGGGTAACGCCTCAAGCTTTACTGTTTGGATATACAGTAATCGAGGCGCTAGGAAACCGGTGAGGACTCGCCGACGAGCAGCGTGCTGTCAGTCGGGAGAGCTTATTACCGCCAAGGCCATTTTGATGAACTCATCATTCTGAACGAGTGTATCCAAGGCGCCGCACGGCCGAGCCGTTGAGAGCGACCCAGTTAGACAACTCCATGATGGCTGCCTCGAGCGCAAGCTGGTTTTCGTTGATCTTGGAAAGCAGTTGGGGAAGCAGATCGAGGTTGTGCATTTTTGACTCCCGCTGAGTAGAGATCAGCGTAGCAGGGTAGGGATTTTCGGGAGCCATGACGCCGGAGAGGAGAGGGAATACTGTAGGAATATCCAACGCTAAGTTATTGATTCTTATGGGGCAATATGCTTGTTTTTTACCTACTCAATGACACCTGTTTTCCTTTTTAGATCAAGCGGTTGCGCAGGTTTTATGGTCACCTTGACATGGTGGTGGGCTGACAACGATCCGGCGCCTAAGCGCGGGCGCCGGTTGCATCGTAATCACTTTCCTTTCGGTGCCGCATTTCCACGGCCGCCACCTGATGGGTTCCCGGTCTTGCTTGGCAGATTGGGAACAGGTGCTCCTTTCGATCCGCCAGACTTTCCGCCCGTGTTGGGGCCTCCTGATCCGCCACTTGATTTGGTCATGTCAGTCTCCTGGGTAGTGCGATTCCGATTTGCTTATCCACGATGGACATACCTGTGACTCGTCGGCGGCACCTCGGTTCTGATTGCCTGCTGGGCGAGTGAGATGTATGCAACATTGGCATAACGCGTCCGGCCGTTGCATCTGCGGAGTCGTCAATCGCCGTCGAAATCTCCTACATTTTTCTGGTCCGCAATTATTTACAGGTATGCAGAAATATTGGGCTGTATGGCAGGCATTTGCGCACGATTGCGAACCAAAAAACCTATCGGAAGCCGCATCCTCATTGATTTCCTCTCGGGACTTAAAATCCCCCGCTCGTAAGGGCGTGCCGGTTCGATTCCGGCTTCGGGCACCATATAAAACAAAGGGTTGCGTGAGGTATCTCAGGCAACCCTTTTTGTTTGCACCTCAGTCTCCCGAGAGTGCGGGCCGCCCTCATAGCCGCCGCCTGAAGGCCTCAAGTATTTCCCGCATCCCCTTTTTCATCTGCAATTGCGCAATGGTGTCCAGCGGATACCAGAGGCAATCACTGATTTCATTCTGTGGCCTGGCCGCCCCGATGTCGCTGACTGAGGCCTCGAATACATGATGCAGGGTATCGCCGTCGCTGAGGCGCATCAGGTACAACAGGTTTTCGGCGCCCAAGCCAGTTTCTTCTGCAAGTTCTCTGAAGGCGGCATCGGCATGGCTTTCCCCGCGTTCGACGGCGCCGCCTGGCAAGGCCCAACGGCTATTGGGTTTGCGCACCAGCAAAATATGGCGATTTTCCTCGCAGATGACGGTCGCTCGAATTTTCAT